AGGGGGTTGCGCCAGAGAAAAAATGTGAATGACTTTTTATATTTTTTTTCTTTCGCTTAAGGTATTGAATTTATTTATTTTTATATTTTTGTTTTCATTCACCCCTTCCCGTGAAAATAGGGTCTTGATGGGCGATTTAAATATGTCATTGTATTCCAGAACGTCGCGAGTTCATTTTTAGCCATCCCTGTACAGGAAAAGCAAAAACCAATATTTATGGAATAATCACAAGGTGCTAACTAATGAGTGAGAAAGAGATTATTGAAGCAATTCGCATTCTGGGGCGTTATGTCGTTGATAGTCTGCCAGGGGGGATTTTTGTTCTTACCCCATTAGAGGATGGGGAAATCATAAATACCGAGGAATCTCACAAGCAATGCAAAAGCTTCTTCCGGAAGAAGAAAAGCTGATTTATACTAATCACTTCGGCTGAACACCGAACCTATCGCGCCATCACCGGAGAAAAGTGATGACGCAAAAACGCAGTAATTCCATTCAACGCCGTGCCTTTGTGCGCGGTGTTTTTGCTTGTCTGTCGCACCATGGCGGTGCGATATGAGCAAATCCAAAACCAAGGCTGAAAAGCTCCATCTGAGCCGCGTAGCTGCGCTGGGTTGCATCGTATGCCGGAACCTCAATTACGGCGAATCACCTGCTGAAATCCATCACTGCAGCTCTGGTACTGGCTTGTCTGTCCGCGCTGATAACTTCCATGTCATTCCGCTATGCCATGCCCATCACCGTACTGGTGGCTACGGCGTTGCTATTCATGCTGGCCGTAAGTCATGGGAAGAAAAGTTCGGTACAGAGGCTGAGTTACTGAGTCAGGTACTCCAGGAGTTAGGGGAGAGCGTGAATGACTAATTTTTACTGTGAGGCCCTTACGGCGCTGCGTTCAGCACCCCATCATTATTTAAAAGAAGTCGGCGACCAGTGGCGTACTCCGGACCTGCTGTTCTGGGGTATTAACGCGATGTTTGGCCCGTTGATGCTGGACCTGTTCGCAGACGACAGCAACGCAACATGTCCAGTCTGGTACACGGCAGAAGATAACGCGCTGACACAGGACTGGTCGGAAATGCTTTCCTCAATCGGTGGTGCAGCTTACGGAAACCCACCTTACAGCCGCTCTCAGTACCACGAAAAGCAAGCCATCACTGGCATGACGCACATCATGAATTACGCCGCTGCGCAACGAGAGAAGGGCGGTCGTTATGTCTTCCTGGTGAAGTCAGCCACAAGCGAAACATGGTGGCCGGAAGATGCGGATCACGTCTGCTTTATTCGTGGGCGAATTGGTTTCGATCTGCCTGAGTGGTTTAAGCCAGCCGACGACAAACAAAGGCCGACCAGTGCGTTTTTCGCTGGTGCCATTGTCGTGTTTGATAAGTCATGGGCTGGCGAGCGGTTTAGTTACATCAATCGAGCGGAACTCGAAGCGAAGGGCCGCGCATTTATGTCACTGGCGCAGTTTGCTGCTGGCCAGAGCAATACCCAAAATGAGGTGAATGTATGATCAACCCTTCTGAAGTTGGTAAGTCAGGTGAAATGATTCGCCTCCGTACGCTGGAAAGCATCTGGATACAGGGAAAGCTGCGCATGTGGGGCCGCTGGTCATACATTGGAGGCGGTAGCGGCGGCAACATGTTTAACCAGCTATTGGCATCCGGGAAGATAACGAAAACTGCCATCAATGACGCACTGCGCCGTATGAAGAAATCGGGCATTACCAAACCTGAGCTGGAAGCCTTCTTCAAGGAAATCCTCAGCGGTAAAAATAAAAGCGGCCTGGCGTTTTGTACTGATGAGGAGGGGTTGAAAATTGATTCAGTGCTTAGCTCCGAGCTTGTGCGTTCTGGGAATAAAGCTCTCTATAAGCTAATCAAGGATCGGTACGTCTATCGCATGAGCAAGAAGACCATGGCAAAAGAGCTAAACGAAAAGCATCCAGAATGGTGCTTGAGGACTTGCGAGAGCAGGGTTGATGTTTGGCTAAATTTGGCAGAATCGATGCTTTACGCGCCAATGTGTGACGCGTTTGGCACAAATAGCGACAGATTTTACTTGAATAGTTGCGCGGAAAGTGCTTGAATTGTGATAGGCTCGGGACGTTAAAGCGAACTGAGCAGCAAGAAAAAATTAAAGGCCCAAGGCTAACCCCCTTGGGCTTTGTCGTTTCTGCACTCCGGTCAGGGCTCTTGGGTAGAGACGCGCTGCACGACACGTCAAAGCCCTTCCGCGCAGAGCCCTGAACCAGATTGCTGGTTTAGCTCAGCAGGTAGAGCGCCTGCCTTGTAAGCAGGATGTCGGCGGTTCGATTCCGTCAACCAGCACCAGATAATGGCCTGACCTGATGACGGGCTCATAACCCAACTTATCAGGGGCGCTGCTGCAACAGCGTCGCAGGCCGCCAGATATGGAGCACGGGCATTAACGCCTAAAATAAGTCCTCCCCCGGTGCCAGATTGATCGACTGGCCGTTGCTCCACGAAACGGAGCCCATAACAGGTAAGCCAAATCGAAATAATTACACCCGCATCCAGGTTAAGCGGGACTAATAAACCTGGCGATTTGGCTTTCCGTTGTGGTGAATGCGTAGGCTGATACGTTAGAGACGGCACCCCTTGATGAGGACAGCGCTATCTCTGGAGAATAGTCTTGGGTACGTGTAATGCCAGAGAAAGCCGGAGATCAGCACCGGCCGCCACTCACGAAACCGAGCTGCAGCCCTAACTGGCTATCCTGAATCACCAGTGATAGTTATGCTGCAGCCTTCTAAATCCCTCTACCTTGGGACCATTACGGCTACCGCGCCGTCACTTTTACCCTTGGTATTACTTCCCGCCTTGAGCGGGTTTTTTATTTGCGTTGCCAGAGAGTCGATCCGGCAACCATTCCATGTCTCATAAGGCTCACGGGAATGAACTGGTGGCGTTCTTGCCAATCCAGCCCGTTGAGCCGCCCATTCTTCAAACACACAGCGCCATCCGTAATCAACGGAGGTCAGAGGCCATGAAAATGAATAACCAGAACGAGAATATCGTTACCCATTTCTTTGCGTGGCTGGCTGCCGTTGCCTCAATGCTGGGGATCACTACACAGGATATGGTTTATATCCTCTTTGGTTTTATCGGCGTGGTGATTTCTCTCGCGTCGTTTGTGCTGGGGAGAATGGATGCACGGAAAGAGCGTAACGAAGATAGTAAGCGAACGCAGTTGCTGGCTGATTATCTCCATGGCGTGCAGCAGAAACCGATTCGTGAGCGCCCATCGTCCGCTGAAGTGATCACCGAATCAATGAACAGGATAAACAACGATGGCGCAACTGACTAAAAGAGCTGGTGCCACCGGCGCGGTTTGTTCTGTGGCAGCGATTATCGCAATAGTGCTGAATGCCGGTCACGTGCGTACCAACGAGCGGGGACTTGAACTGATTGGCAATGCTGAAGGTTGTCGGCGTGATCCGTATGTCTGCCCGGCAGCTGTGCTCACCGATGGTATCGGGAACACGCACGGAGTTAAGCCCGGTGTGCGCAAAACTGACAAGCAGATCGCCGCTGACTGGGAAAGAAACATCCTTGAGGCCGAGCGTTGCGTAAATACCTATGGCAATGGCCGACGGCTGAGCGACAACACATTCTCAGCGGTAACGTCGATCACCTTTAACGCAGGCTGCGCCAATATGCAGAAATCGACATTGTTTTCGTTGCTGCTGAAAGGTCAGGTTACGCAGGCATGCAACCAGTTTCCTCGCTGGGTGTACGGTGGTGGGAAAGTTCTTCCCGGCCTTGTGACTCGTCGCGCAGCAGAGAAACAGCTCTGCCTGGACGGTGTGAAATGAGCCGGTTAACCGCCATTATCAGCGCCGTTGTGATCTGCCTGGTAGTTTGCCTTGGATGGCTGGCGATGCATTACCACAACGCTGCTTCTGAGCAGAAAACCCGAGCCGATAATGCAGAGCAACAGGCAAACGCAGCCCAGACCATCACCTCCAACGTTCTGACCACCATGACCATCTTCAACACCATCGTCGAGGCCAATCAGCATGCAAAAGAGCAGATCGCACTGGACGCATCGGGAGCCTCGGCTGATATCCGGGTTGCTGTTGCGAATGATGATTGCACTAATCGGCCTGTGCCTGCTGGCGCAGTTAAGCGGCTGCAACAATTCGCGAACGGTCTACGTCAAAGTGCCGGTAGTCCCGTTACCGGCCAGCCTGACGGCTGACACCCCGCAACCAGCAATCCCTGACAATCTGACGTGGGGTCAGAGCCTCGATTTAAACGTCAGCCTGCTATCAGCGCTGGGGCAGTGCAACCGAGATAAACTTGCAATTAGAGATGCAGAAAAGGCCAGAAATTAGGACGAAGAGGTTTAAATATTTTATTTATGGGGCTTGAACTACTAAAAACTGACCAAACATTTACTCTGTTCTAAATACCAGAACGATACCAACGGGACAGGTAATGTATGGACGTCAATATGAATGATGTGGCTGTATGGGTTCTGAATTATAAATATTCTGCACCGGGATTAGAAAACTGTGTAGGGATACATTTTATTGCTGCAGTTGAAAATGAAACGTTGGAGCAACTTAACGACCGCTTCTATGCAGAGATTGAAGCTGAATGCATCAAGAAGCATGGTAGTTTCAAAATTAAATCTGGGGAAATATCTGCATACCAGATGAAAAATCAATAACTGCCTTCAGGGCGGATCGCAGTCATAACAAAGGCCACCTACTGGTGGCTTTTTTAATGACTATAACCACTGGAGTAGAAAATGGCTGAGCCAATAGAGGGTAGGCCATTCCCTCCCGTCAACTTCACTGGAGAAAACTGGCTGCCGTATACCCGGCTTATCCCTGCCACCGAAATCGGAGAATGGGTAAACCTGCACATCCTTTCAGTAGATGGCCGAATCCATAACCCTGATCATGTGCACTTGCTCGATGCTGATGTCGCGTTCATGTGGGCCTCTGGCTCATTCGCCAAAAGTGGCCGCATTGTGCTGGGTCAATGTGAGCAGGTAATGATGCGTGCCGGAGGCTGGCAGAAGTCCCGCATGGAGCAGCAGATGCATGAATGGTTCGGTCGCATACCGAAGTTCATCATCACCCTGGCTGCTGACTACTGCGAGCAATGTAACGATCTGGAGTTCTGCGCACTGGTAGAGCATGAGCTTTACCACATTGCCCAGGCTACCGATGACTATGGCGCGCCGAAGTTCAACAAAGAGACCGGTATGCCGGTGCTCAAACTTCGCGGCCATGACGTCGAGGAATTCGTTGGAGTGGTCCGGCGTTACGGCGCCAGCAAAGACGTGCAGGAAATGGTTGATGCGGCGAACAGGCCGGCGGAGGTTGCTCATATCGATGTTGCCAGAGCGTGCGGGACGTGCATGCTGAAGCTGGCGTAAATTTAGGACTGGTTAGGACGGATGGTGAATTATGGCGGCATTAAAACCAGAGGTTAAAGCTTTCATAATTCAATCTGTTGCATGCTACGAAGCCCCCTCACAAGTGGCCGATGCCGTCCTAAAAGAATTTGGGGTAAAAATAACCCGGCAGCAGGTGGATCAAAACGATCCAACGAAGGTTAGCGGGAAAGGGCTCGCCAAAAAGTGGGTAGACCTTTTCAATGCCACCCGAGACCGATTCCTTAATGAGATATCCGATATTCCGATCGCCAATAAAGCGTACCGTCTCCGTGTACTCAACCGCATGGCTGTCAATGCCGAAAGCATGAAGAACTACGGCATGACCGCGCAGCTACTTGAACAGGCCGCCAAAGACGTAGGGGATGCCTACAGCAACAAATTGAAGGTTGAAAGCACAGGAAAAGACGGTGGTCCAATAAAAACAGAAACGGTTGCAATGACCCCACAGGAAGCTGCTGAAGCTTACAAAAAGCTAATGGGGTAAAACAGAAAAAATAAGCATTATATAGGTTAAAAAACCTATGCATTTTTGACTATTTTTTATGCACGATTTATTCACTCTATTTTTGCCACTTTTAACCGGATAACTCGCATAAACAGGGGCTTCACGCTGAATTAGTGATGAGTGTCGATCGTGTGGTGCGGGTAACGGTCATTATGTTAAATAGGGCTGTTTTTTAACATATTTGTAATGTGGTTAAATGGGAGGTTGGCGCCTCCCACATTAATCCTAAGTCAGTTCCTTATTCACCGGTATGATCACGAACATCTGTCGAGGGGCCGTTTATCTGAACAGAGCGAATGCCGTTTTCCGCCCCTCCTTTGGTGTAATACATTTCACTTGTCGCAATAACTTCATGATTTCCAGCTTTGAGGACGAAGTAATAACGCTGTGAGTAGTCTTTCTGAGTTTTATGTATCTCGAAGTAACCCATTTTTTTTCTCCTTAAACCATTCGAAATGAATGGTTACAAATTGAAGATAGACTGGTTTTTTGTATTGGCAAAGAACATTGATGGGAGTGATCAAAATGCCGCTGCCCTTTACATTCGACTTCAAAAATCCTGACTACAACATGGTTTTTGAATGGAGGGTGGAGCGCCTGCTGCGCATCAGGCAAAACCCTGATGTAATCCCTGCGCTGAGGCAGTTTTACCGTGACGACCCGGCACAGTTCATCATTGACTGGGGCATGACTACCGACCCACGCAACCTCGATTACGGTCTTCCGGCTACTATCCCGTTTTTGCTGTTCCCCCGCCAGGAGGAATGGATTAACTGGATCATGGAGCGGCGCAGCCAACTAGAACACGGGCTGACGGAGAAAAGCCGTGAAATGGGCCTGAGTTGGACCTCTATCGGGCTGGCTTGCTCGTTATGTCTTTTCAACAAAGAAATGGTGATTGGCTTCGGCTCCCGCAAAGAGGAGTACGTGGACAGCACCGGTGACCCGAAGGCGCTTTTCTGGAAGGCTAGAAAGTTTGTTGAAATGCTTCCAGTTGAGTTCCGCGGCTCCTGGACAGAGAAAAAGCACGCGCCGTATATGCGTGTTGAATTCCCGGAAACAGGGGCGGTAATCAAGGGGGAAGCAGGCGATAACATCGGACGCGGTGACCGTACGACGCTTTATTTCGTGGATGAGGCCGCATTTCTTCAGAGACCGCTGCTGATTGATGCCGCGCTTTCGCAGACCACGCGTTGCCGTATCGATCTATCCTCTGTCAATGGCATGAGCAACCCTTTCGCGCAGAAACGGCATAGCGGGAAAATCCCGGTATTCACATTCCACTGGCGCAGCGATCCGCGTAAGGATGATGAGTGGTACCGGAAAGAGTGCGAGAAAATTGATAACCCGGTCATCGTTGCGCAGGAGCTGGACCTCAACTATCAGGCATCAGCCGAAGGTATCCTGATCCCTTCTGAATGGGTTCAGGCCGCTGTAGATGCTCATATCAAACTTGGCATTGAGCCTACTGGTCAGCGCCTCGGAGCGATGGATATTGCGGACGAGGGGAAAGATAAAAACGGCTTCTCTGCCCGTTACGGCTTCCTGTTGCAGGAGGTTGAAGAATGGTCTGGCGAGGGGAGTGATATTTACGCCTCAGTCGCTAAAGCATTCGGCTTCTGTGATGACTTCGGCATTGATGAGTTCCGGTTTGATGAAGATGGTCTTGGTGCAGGCGCTCGTGGTGATGCCAGGGTAATCAACGAACATCGTTATGCTGAGGGCCTACCGCAAATTATCGCCACCCCTTTTCGAGGAAGCGGCGCTGTATTTGATCCGGAAGATGAAGCTGTTCCCGGCGACAACGGCAAACAGGCACGTCTGAATAAAGACTTCTTTGCCAATGCCAAAGCGCAAAGCTGGTGGCACCTGAGAAAGCTTTTCCGTAACACTTTCCGCGCCCTGAGCGGGATGGATTACAACCCTGATGAAATCATATCGATAAGCAGCACGATGAAGAATAAAGATCGCCTGCTGATGGAATTGTCTCAGCCCACCTGGTCGAAAAATGCTGTGGGAAAAATCCTCGTTGATAAACAACCTGACGGTACGAAGTCACCAAACCTCGCCGACTCGGTGATGATCTGTTACGCCCCAATGGATACCGCATTCGATATCTGGAAAAAACTCGGAGAATAACGCATGGCGAAGCAAACAAAACGAGTCGCCACAGCGGACTCTTACGATAACTTTGTCGCCCGCGTCGGGATGCAGCAGCCAAACCAGCACGCCGCATCCACGTATAAGGCGAACTATACCAGCCGTAACCGGCTGCTCATTGAGTGGGCGTACCGTTCGTCGTGGATCATTGGCGTAGCCGTTGACGCTATCGCCGACGACATGACCAAAAAAGGCGTGCGCATTACCAGCGAGATTGACCCGAAGCGGCGCGGCATTCTGGAATCGAAGTTTGAAGAACTTCAACTATGGGACGCTCTCAACGAGACGCTGAAATGGTCACGTCTTTATGGCGGAGCTGGTGCGCTGATCCTTATCGAGGGACAGGCTCCGTTAACACCGCTCATCCTCGACAAGGTTGGCAAGGGCAGTTTTAAAGGCCTGGCCGTTCTCGATCGCTGGATGCTCAACCCGCAGTTAACGCGCCGCATTAAAACGCTTGGTCCGCATCTCGGTAAGCCTGAATTTTACGACATCGTGACGACGGCGCAGGGATTACCCGCCTGGACGTTGCACCATTCCCGGCTGATTCGTATGGACGGTGTGAAACTTCCGTACCAGCAGAAAATCACCGAAAACGAATGGGGGATGTCGGTTGTTGAGCGCATCTTTGATCGCCTGACATCTTATGACAGTACCAGCGTCGGTGCGGCACAACTGGCCTATAAGGCCCATCTGCGCACAGCGAAGATTAAAAAGCTGCGTGAAATTATCGCTATGGGCGGTAAGCCTTTCGAAGCGTTGATCAAGCAAATGGATTTGGTTCGCCAGTTCCAGACCAACGAAGGCATGTCACTTTTCGACGCAGAAGATACTTTCGAAACTCATTCCTACTCATTTGCCGGGCTATCTGACTTGTTGAGCGAGTTCAAAGAAGATATTGCCGGGGCCGTTGGAATCCCGCTGGTGCGTATGTTCAGGCAGTCGCCGAAAGGATTTTCCACTGGTGACGCAGACCTAGCTAACTACTACGGCGACGTGGGTACGCAGCAGGAGCGCGACTTACGCCCGCATATTCGCCTGCTGTTCGATGTACTGCACCGCTCGGAATTCGGCGAGCCTCTGCCGGATGATTTCACCTTTGAGTTTAACCCCCTGTGGCAGATGAGCGACACCGATCGCTCCACGGTGGCAACCAACACGACTACCGCTCTGGCAACTGCGGTGCGTGATTTGGGAATGTCCCCGGCTGCTGCACTGACTGATTTACGAGAGCTGTCTGACGTTACCGGCATCGGTGCTTCAATTAGCGATGAGGATATCCAGAATGCGGCGAAACAGTGGCAGGAGACTGAATCTGAAACCAGCCCTCCGCCGCCGATCGGAGGTCCAGTATCAGAAAAGCCTACTGGCGATAGTCGACCAGATAAATCAAATCGTCACGGGTTCCTACGATGGTTCACAGGCAAGCGCTGAGAGCATTGCTAAATCGCTTGTTGACTACTCCGGGGTGATCGACGACTGGGCCGAAATGGTCGGTCGAAAGATGTTTGCCCAGGTGGAGCGTGAAGAGTGGAATCAGTGGCGTTCTGTTTCGGAAGAAATATCTGCTGGTCTGCGTGAAGTGATTGGTAATACTCCTGTCGGCATGGTGGCACAAGACATCGTTTACCGACAGATTCGCTACATGAAGTCTCTGCCATTAGAGGCGGCCGGACGTGTCAGGGAAATTCAGGGGCGTGCAATACAGGCTGTCATCCATGGTGAGCGCCCCGATCAGCTTTACGAGATGATCATGCAATCCGGTGACGTGGCGGCCAGCAGGGCGCGGATGATAGCCCGCACTGAGATAGGGCGTGCAACTGGCGCATTAACTCAGGCTCGGGCGTTATCCGTTGGTTCTGAGGGGTACTGGTGGCGTATTGAAGGTGCAGGCACCAGGCCATCACACCGAAAAATGAAAGATAAGTTTGTACGCTGGGATAGTCCGCCAACGCTCGATGGTATGACCGGACACGCCGGGTGCCTGCCTAACTGCAAGTGTTGGCCAGAAGTACAAATACCTGAACCTGGTAAATAGCACAAAATGCTAAAAAATTTAGGCCCAAAATGACGATTTGCGTTAAACACGGCCTCCGCGATTGATAAATAAGAGTGAGCGAAAACGCTCGAATTAAATCGAAGGAGACCAAATATGGCACTAACAAATGAACGCCTTTTAAATAGCTTAAGGCACAACCGTAAATTGCTTGATGAGATTTATCAGTCAGGAAAATCGCAGTATTACAATACCGACATTATTCATGATGCCATCGACTCAATTCTTGATGAGCTCAGGCGACGTGGATTCCCTGTCTAAGAGAGGCCCGCATAAGCGGGCCTCTCCCTTTTCAGCAATCCAACAGGTGGCCCATGAAATATTTCTTTAAAACCCGCCTGGGTAATACCCGCTATCAACTTGCTGACGGTTCCGTCCTGTTTAAGGATGTGCCGATCGCAAGGACTGGCGAGCAGGAGTACGACGCCACAGAGCGGCCTGAGCTTGTCCCAAACGACAGAGGGAAGGTCATCGTACGCCGGACGCCAGAAGAGGTGTTCAGCGAGCGAGCCATGGCGTCATTCGAAGGAATGGCGGTCACTATCGGACATCCGCGAGATTTTGACGGGCAGATCATCTTTGTTACCCCTGATAACTGGCGCCAGCTGGCTCACGGCCACATCCAGAACGTACGGCGTGGCACAGACGATAAGACCGATCTGCTGCTGGCTGATGTCATCGTCAAAACCCCGGAAGCCCTGCAGGCCATTGATGATGGTGATGACGAGGTCAGCTGCGGGTACGACGCCGATTACGAACAGATTTTACCTGGTCTCGCAAAGCAATCTGCGATTACCGCTAACCATCTGGCCCTTGTCCCTAACGGGCGGGCCGGTTTCCGTTGTGCAATAGGGGATTCTATGCCAAGCACTACTAAAAACTGGTTTACCCGGCTCCTGAAGGCCCGTAAAACCGGGGACGCTGCCGAAATGGCAAGTCTCATTGATAACCCGCCTGATGATGTCACGGGCGATAACGATGTGTCGACCTCTATGACACCTGGCGGAGTGGTCATCAACCTTGCGCCGCAAAATCCGCTTCCCGGCCCGGCATTGCCTGGTACCGGCGATGGCGAGGAAGAAATTCCTGCATGGGGTAAGGCGCTGATTGAGGCGGTTGCCAAACTCACGCCTGCGGCAGCTGCTCCTGGTACCGGCGATGCCGAGGACGAAGAGGAGAAAAAGGAAGAAGAGGGTAAGGTTACCGGCGACGCCGCTTACCGTGCCGATCTGATTCAGCCAGGCATCCAGTTGCCAGAGAAGGCGAAGCCGACAGCATTCAAGCGTCAGGTGCTCGCCTCTGCAGATCAATCTCTGGTGCGCTCTATTGTCGGTGATGCCGATATCAGTAAGCTGAAAAAAGCCACGGTAGATATGGCTTTCACGGCTGTTTCTGAGCTGGCGAAAAACCGCAATACCAAAACCGTCGACAGCCTGCAAACGCAGACTGCCACCACTGTTAAAACCATTGCCGGTATGAATCAGGCCGCGCAGGAATTCTGGTCTAAACGAGGCTAACCAATGGGTAATACATTTCTTTACCGGATGCCAGCGGGCATCGCCGGGGCAATTTCTCGTCCGCAGGATCTGACGGTTGAACCTCAACTGCTGGACTCCTCCAACCTTTTCCCCGCTTACGGCCTTGGCGGCAAGATTTCCTCCGGGAAATTTGTGCCAATCGCTGCGAGCGATACAGCGTCGGTGCTGGTGGGCATTTACGTTCGTCCGTATCCGACCGCCAGCCAGCCAGATAAAGTCCAGCAGGTAGGCAGCGGTAAAAACTTCACCGGCGATTGCCTGGTACGTGGTTACGTCACGGTAAACATCGGCGCGGATGCATCCAGCGTTGCGCTGCATGGCCCGGTCTACATGCGAGTGGCCACACCATCCGCCTCAAGCCCTCTCGGCGCGTTCCTTGCCGCCGCTGATGGCTCGAATACCGTCCAGATCACTAACGCTTACTTCAATGGCCCTGGCGACACCAGCGGCAACATTGAGCTGGCCTTCAATATTTAAGGAAATCGCAAATGCCAATGACATTTGACCAGGCGACAGTCGACGGCACTGGTGCCTTTCTTGTCCATGAGCTGGAGCGTCTCGATCAGACACTGAATCTGCCGCTGGTGAATTACACCTGGTCGCGCGATATCCAGTTGCGTGAAGACGTGTCTATTGCTGACGAGATCAGCTCTTTCACTAACACCACCTTTGCCGCTGCCGGTACGCCGAATGCCAACGGCAAAAACTGGCTTAGCAAAGCCGCGACCGCGATGGCTGGACTTAACGTCGACATCGCAAAAACTGGCTTCCCGCTCACACTGTGGGGTATGGAGCTTGGCTGGACCGTTCCTGAATTGCAGGCAGCTGCGCAGGTTGGTCGCCCGATCGACACGCAGAAGTACGACGGCATGCAGCTGAAGTGGAACATGGACACGGACGAGCAGGTTTATATCGGCGATTCCGGTCTGAACGTTAAAGGCCTGCTGAACCTGACGCAGGTAACACCGACCAACGCCGCGAAGACCTGGGCGACCTCCACCGCTGACGAAATCCGGGCGAGCATTAATGCCGGGTTGAGTGCTGCGTGGGCCAACTCAGCTTACTCCATGGTACCGACGGACCTGCTGATCCCGCCGGAGCAGTTCTCTCTGCTGGCAAGCACCATCGTATCCAGCGCTGGTAACCAGTCCCTGCTGACCTATCTGGAAACCAACACCATCGCATACCACCAGAACGGGCGTCCTCTGAACATCCGTCCGGTGAAATGGGCGAAAGGTCGTGGCGTGTCGAACTCTGATCGCATGATGTTCTACACCAACGACAAGAAATACGTTCGCTTCCCGATGGTTCCGCTGATGAGCGTGCCGATCCAGTATCGCGGCCTGTATCAGCTCGTAACCTATTACGGGAAGCTGGGTGCAGTAGAGCCGGTTTATCCGGAAACTCTGGCCTACGTCGACGGCATCTAACCTGCGGCGGCCCGAAAGGGCCGCTCATGAGGACTTGCAATGAAAAAGATTTACGTACTCTCCCCGTTTAACTTCAACGACGGCAAAGAGCAAAAGCATTTCCCGGTTGGCTTCCACGACGTCGATGACACGGTTGCTGATCACTGGTTCGTAAAAGCGCACTGTTCTCCGGATGGCGAAGCGCCAGCGGTCGCAGAAGACCCGCGCATTGCTGAGCTGGAAGCAAAAATCGCCGAGAAAGATGCGCGTATTGCTGAACTCGAAGCGCAATTGCCGGAGACTACCAATAATGGCAAGAAATCAAAGTCTGCCGACGCCTGAGCAGTTCAGGGCAACCTTTCCGCAGTTCGCTGACGAAACAAAGTACCCCTCGCCAATGATCCAGGCTCGACTGAATTTTGCTGATGCCCTGCTGAGTGAGTCGCGCTTTGGTGTGGATATCTTTCCCTACATCGTCGGGCTCTATGTTGCGCACTACATGTACCTTTACGCCGCCGATATGCGTGGTATGGCTGTGGGTACTGCTGGTGGTGTAAATAGCGGCATACAGACCGCAAAATCAGTGGATAAGGTTTCAGCCAGTTACGACGCAAGCGCAACTCTGGACCCTAATGCCGGTTTCTGGAACAACTCCCGTTACGGATCGGAGTTCTGGGAATACCTGATGATGTTTGGTGCCGGAGCGGTTCAACTGGGGACGCCGGAATGAAAAGCGGGCTCACAATTCGGGAAGACAACTACAGTGTCGTTCTGGATGCGCTGAAACAGCTGTCAGGCACTGATGTACTGGTTGGTATCCCGGCAGGTTCTCCGCGCGATGATGCGCCGCTGAGCAACGCTGAGCTGGGGTATCTCCAGTCCACCGGGGCAACCGTAGAGATAGACGGTGAGACCGTTACTCTGCCGCCAAGGCCATTTCTGGACATGGGTATTGATGATTCGCGGGATAAAACGACCGAGCGTTTAAAGCTGGCCGCTCAGTCTGCGCTTGAAGGTAAGGCAGATGTGGCGTCGATGCATCTTGAAGCCGCAGGCCAGATTGCGCGTGATGCCTCAAAGGCTGTCATTGAGGCAGGCGATCGTCTGACCCCACTATCTGAAAAGACCATCAAGAAACGCAGAGAAATGAAACCGCCTATCCCTGGCGATAAGCCGTTGCGTGCCCGCGGATTCCTTTTCAGAGCGATTCAGTATGTCGTGAGGAAAAAATAATGCCGTTTCTCGATGTGACTGATGTTCTGCTTGATCCGGACTTTGTCGACCTGTCTCTGGTGTGTTATCGGCAGGTGCAGACGGTGGACGAAGATAATTTTCCGACCAATACCGCGCAGGCTATTCCGTTCTCTGGTGTCGTAACCGTCGACCGCTCGCTTGAGGCTAAGCGAATGGCCGCCGGGCAAAACATCAATGGCGCCATCCTCATCGTTACCCAGTTCAGGCTAACGCAGGGGATGCCTGCCAGTGACTCAACGCCAGAACTCGACGCTGATATCGTTTTATACAGCGGCAGACGGTACCGCGTGACCTTTGTCGATCCGTACACCCGATACGGTGCCGGGTTCGTGCAGGCACATTGCGAGCTGCTGGAGTTTAACGGAGGTATTCCCGTTGAGTAACGACAGCACAGAGGCTGGGTATCTAACCCCCGTCGGGGATGCTCCTGATTACGATAAGGAGCTGGAAAAGCAACTGAGTCGCTGGGTAAGAGGCGTTACGGGGATTGCGGTTAACCTGGTATTGCCCCGGTTTACCGATCCCCAGTCCAAAATACCGCCGAACGGTGAGACGTGGTGCGGGTTTAACTTTTCCACGCTCTCACGCCCCGGCACACCTGCAAATGTCCAGGTAAGCGAAGAGCAAAGCGAGCAATGGTCATGGGAGAGCATCCAGGTGCTTTTCTGTTTCTATGGCCCCGGCGGTTCCGGGATGGCCACGCGGTTTCGTGACGGAATGTTTGTAGATCAAAACGCAGATACGTTGCGACGAATCTCAGGTTTGTCGCTGGTGAGCGCTGATGATATACGAAACCTCCCCGAATTGATCAACAACCAGTGGGTGCGCCGGTATGACCTTGCCGTGACCCTTTCCCGCAAAAACACCCGTACCTACAACGTTAAATCTGTCGTTGACCCTAACGTCACGATAGTTACCGGAGACTAACATGGAAAAAGGGCTTCCCCTTAACCGTATCGCTAACGTGACGGTGACGCTTTCTGCTCGGGCCGCGCAGGGGCGCAATTTTGGCTCAATGCTCATCCTGGGCGACTCAACTGTTATTCCGATTTCTGAGCGGTTGCGCCTTTACTCCAGCGCTGATGATATCGGCGATGACTTTGGTGTAGACAGCCAGGAGTATGCAGCGGCTGTTATCTGGTTCTCCCAGCAACCTCAGCCGACTCTGGTGTATGTCGGTCGCTGGGCGAAAACGCTGGCTACTGGCGAAACAGGCAGCGCAGAAAGCCTCCTGCAGGCGGTTAACGCTTTGCTGGACTGGAATTCATGGTATGGCCTTCATCTTGCCGTGCCGGTAGCTGATTATCCTTCCGACACCGACATTATCAGCGTTGCAGCGGCTATCGAAGCCGCGAGCGTATCCCGCATCTTTGGCGTTACCTCGGCTGATTCAACGATTCTTGACGCGGCTACCACGACGGATCTGGCTTCAAAGCTGAAAGCAGCGAAATACAGCCGTACCTTTATCCAGTATTCGACCAGCAGTCGCTATGCTGCGCTGTCCTCGTTTGCGCGTGCGTTCACTGTTGACTTCACCGGAAGCAACACGACGATCACCCTCAAGTTTAAACAGCTGCCGGGCATTACCTACGAAACCCTGGGTACCTCGCAGGCTAACAACCTGGAGGCGAAGAACTGCAACGTTTACGTGTACTACGAAAACGATACAGCGATTCTTGAGCAAGGCGTTATGGCAAACGGCGATTTCTTCGACGAACGCCATGGCCTCGACTGGTTGCAGAACGCCGTACAGACGGCTGACTACAACACGCTCTATACGAGCACAACCAAAATTCCCCAGACCGATGCCGGTACCACAACCCGTATCGCCAACATTGAGCTGGTGCTCGATAAGGCTGTGCAAAACGGTCTCTTTGCGCCGGGCAAATGGACTGGTGGCCCGATTGGACAGCTCAATACCGGTGACATGCTGACGAAGGGCTATTACACCTGGGCAGAAAACGTTGATGACCAGCTTCAGGTCGATCGCGAAGCGCGTAAAGGTGTGCCAATTCAGGTTGCCGGGAAACTGGCCGGAGCCGTTCATTACGGCACCGTCGCAATCACGGTCGTGCGCTAAGGAGCCATAGATGTCTACGTATTCGTTTCTTGATGTTTCGGCCTCTCTCGCAGGGCCTACCGGGTTAGTTGAGCTTGGCTACGGCTCAGCGAACGCCGAAGAGGGCATTACTGTCACAATGACAGAGGCCAAAAACACCATGACCATTGGCGCCGATGGCGAGGTGATGCACAGCCTGCACGCCGGAAAGAGCGGCACTATCACGGTAACGTTGCTGAAAACCTCCCCGGTAAACAAAAAACTCTCGCTGATGTACAACGCACAGAGCCTGTCATCGGCGACGTGGGGCAATAACGTCATTGTCATTCGCAACAAAGTATCAGGTGATATCACCACCGCGCGTAGCTGCGCATTCCAGAAGCAGCCGGATCACGCTAACGCCAAGGTTGGCAATACGGTGTCGTGGGTATTTGACGCCGGTAAGATTGACCAACTGCTGGGGGAGTTTTAATCGATGGAATTTGAAATTAAGGGCGTTAACTACCGCACAGCGAAACTCGACGTTTTCCAGCAGCTGAAGGTCAGTCGTAAGCTTCTGCCCGTGCTGGCTGGTCTGGTCAGTGAATTCTCTACGCTGAAAGCGCAGGCCGCTGCGGGTAACTCTGGTGCAGTGCTGGAAAGCGTGCTGCCGAAAATTGCCGATACGCTGGCCGCGCTGCCGGACGAGGACGTTAACGCGGTGATTCATCCGTGTCTGAGCGTCGTTTCCCGCCAGCACGAAAAGGGCTGGGCGAAAGTCTTCGATCAGGGCGTACTGATGTTCGACGATATCGACCTGTTCACGATGCTGCAGCTGGTGGCGCGGGTGGTCGCCGACAGCCTGGGAAATTTTTTGAAAGAACTCCCCGGCAGCGGGACGCCTACCCAGCCATAGGTCCTGTCCTGGAATCCATGCCAGAAGGCGAGGATTTCCTGATGCGCCCGGTGGATGCCGGGCTTATCCCCTACACCGCCCTGAAAGATGGATCAGTAGACCTGGCTGATATTGCCCGTATGAATGACTGGCTGGACCTGAAAGCCGATAACGAAAACCGTATAGCGAAATGGAGAGAGGCTAATGAACGCTGAAACGCTCAAGGACTTTCTGATCTCGCTTGGGTTCAAAGTTGATGAGGCTGGCGCCAGAAAATTCGATGCCGTCGTTGCCGGGACAACGCTTAAAGCGATTGAGCTGGGCGTCAAAGTTGAGGCAGCGGCGCTTTCCGTCGTTGCATTCACCGCGAAAATTGCCAGCGGTCTCGACGACCTGTACTGGGCCTCTCAGCGCACAGGCGCGACGGTGGAGGGCATTAAGCAGATTGGGTATGCGGTTAGTCAGGTTGGCGGCAGTGTCGACGGGGCCCGCGGCTCTCTCGAAAATCTTGCCAGGTTCATGCGTAACAATCCCGGCGCTGAGGGTTTCCTGAACCGGCTGGGGGTTCAAACGCGTGATGCCAGCGGCAACATGCGGGATATGGCGACGATCTTTACCGGCGTCGGCCAGCGTCTTAGCAGCATGCCGTATTACCGCGCGAACCAGTACGCTCAGATGCTGGGTCTGGATGAAAACACCCTGATGGCAATGCGTCGCGGTATCGGCCAGTTTAGTGGCGAATACACCGCGATGGCTAAGGCGATCGGCTATAACGCTGATGTGGCCGCCGTCAGCTCCAATAAATTCATGACCTCGCTGCGCTCCTTTGGGCTGATGGCAGGCATGGCGCGGGATAAAATCGGCTCCAGTCTCGCTGATGGACTTGCTGGCTCTCTCGACAGGCTGCGCCGCCAGATACTGGAAAACTTCCCGAAAATTGAAGGCGCAATAACCGGTACGGTGAAAGGAATTCTCTGGGCTGGCGAGATGGTAGGCAGGGTAATTTACCGCCTCATCCAGTTGGGTCAGGGTATCAGCGACTGGTGGGGCTCTCTTGATAAGCAGTCGCAGCAGCTGATCGAACTAATTGGAGCGCTAACCGCAGCGTGGTGGATGCTCAACCGCGCTATGATCGCATCGCCGATTACGTGGGTTCTCGGTCTTGCCGCTGCCATAGCTTTGCTATGGGAGGATTACCAGACCTGGAAGGAGGGCGGTAAGAGCCTCATTGACTGGGGTAAATGGAAGCCTGAAGTAGACGCAGCACTGAAGATGGTCGGTGACCTGAAACAGACTGTCCTCGATCTCGGAAAAGCGCTGGCAAAGCTGCTCAATATCGACCCTAAATCCTGGTCTTTGAAATGGGATTTCAGCAACTTCATTACCCAGATGGGTGAGTTTAGCAAGATGCTGAGTATGATCGGCGACCTGCTTAACGCTATCAAGGACGGTCGCTGGTCGGATGCTGCAAGTATTGGCAAGGCTCTTCTCAAACAAGGTAGTAACCAGCCTGATGCGCTGCCCGGCGTTTCTGACAGTGCCAATAGCACTGCTGACTGGATAAAGGATAAGACAGGATTTGACCCGCGCAGCATAGGCCGTTTCTTCCGTGGCGAGGGGAATACGCTTGCAGATCGCAACAATAACCCCGGCAATATTCGGCCCGTAGGCGGTGGTGGCTTTCGTGCGTTTGGTTCTGCGCTGGAAGGCTGGGAGGCCATGAAAAACCAGCTCATGCGGTACTTCACAGGGAAAACGACCGGGCGCCGCCTGCAGACTATCATGGATATCGTCAGCACCTGGGCGCCTGCGGCCGATAACAACGATCCTGCCAAATATGCCCGTGACGTTGCTGGCTGGATGGGTGTATCGCCGACGGCAGCATTAAACCTGTCCGACCCCAATACGATGGCTATGCTCATGCAGTCTATGGCCCGCAAAGAGGGGTATTCGAACTGGAATAGCCCGCTTGCCCATCAGGCTGCTGGAGCGCAGGTGAATCAGCAAAACACCTACAACATCTATGGCGGTAATGCGCAGGAAATTGGACAGGAAGTCAGTCGCCGCCAGCTTGATGCTAATGCCAGAGTGCTGAGAAATAACCAAACTGGAGCAGGATGATGGATATTCTTTCTACTCTCTTTCAGCAGCAGAGCAGGCGGATCGGGCTGATAGTCCCCAGTGTTGTTATTTCAGAAAAGCACGATGACTCTCTTGAAATAACCGAGCATCCCGTAGAGGTTGGCGCAGCAATTTCCGACCATGCATTTCGACGTCCTTCGGAAGTGGTAATGCAGGTCGGTTTTGCTGGCGGCGGTTCCTTACTTGACTTCGTAGATACATCTTCTCTTGGGCTAAGCGTTGGTATTGGCCCGAAGGAAACTTATCAGGAACTGTTAAATCTGCAGAGCAGCAGGGTGCCTTTAGATGTGGTGACCGGTAAGCGGATTTACACCAATATGCTGATCCGTGCGCTTGAGGTCACTACCGACAGAACGTCGGAAAATATTCTCTCTGCCGTGCTGACGCTCCGGGAAGTGATTATCACAAGCACAACCACCACGCAGGTAGCTCCAAAGTCCAACATGAAGTTAGGGGCGAACACCTCAGCCGTGCAAAACTCCGGGGTGAAAACGCCAGTTCAAAAAAATGAATCAATATTGAGCCGGTTAAGTGGCTTTGTAGCGGGAGGGTAAATGACGATCAGCGAAATCCCTCTTTCTCCGGAAAACCAGCGATTCTCCATATCCGTGGCAGGTCAAAGTCTGCAAATGGCTGTGACCTGGCGTGCTGCTTTCTGGTGTCTGGATATTATGGATAGCAGCGGTGCGGACCTGATAAAGGGGATCCCGCTTATCACCGGCGCCGACCTGCTGGCGCAGTATCGCTATCTCGGGCTTGGCTTTTCGCTTTATGTGGGCTGCGACAACCAGTCCAGCGAAAACCCAACTGAGGCCGATCTGGGTATTTACAGCCATCTTTATGCGGTAACGGAGTAAAAATGTCTCAGAACTGGATGCGGCACTTCGAATTGCAGTTAGTCGATTCGAAGGGGAACGCTACTGATTTTGGTAGCTTCAAGAGCACTTTTACTATCGACTGGTTTAATCTCAGCAGCGAAACGCGAGTAGGTACTTTCAAAATCTATAACCTTTCAGCTGATACCGTAAACCGGATCGTCGGAGAGGAATTCTCCCGGATTAGGGTTATCGCTGGTTACGATGGTATTGCAGCTGATGTTTCCGCCAGCCAGGTAGGCGTCGCCAGGACAGTAAACCCCGATGAAGTCGGGCAGATGGACGGTCGAAATTATGGGCTGATTTTCGACGGGGAAATCCGGTACACCATCACAGGGAAAGATAACCCCGTTGATAGCTTTGTCCTCATTCAGGCGGCTGATTCTGACCGGGCATTCGCTACCTCGATCACTGCCCAGACGCTGGCGGCTGGCTATACGGTCTCTGATGTCAATGCAGTGCTTATGAAGGACTTCAACGCTAACGGGGCCACGGAAGGAAATACCCCTGCCATGCCTGCAACGGTGTTTCCTCGCGGCAGGGTGCTTTTTGGTATGACCCGGCATCTGATGGATAACGTCGCCGAGCAATGCAAGGCTGACTGGATGTTTGTCGACGGCAAGCGGGAAATGGTGGCGAAAAATGAGGTTGTTCACGAAGCCATTAAGCTGAACAGCGCCACCGGCCTTGTGGGTATGCCTCAGCAGACCATTGGTAGCGGCGTTAACGTCCGTTGCCTGATTAACCCTAACATCCGCGTTAATGGCCTGATCGAGCTGAATCAGGCTTCTGTGTTCCGTACCGCACTGGGGAATAGCGATATCGCCATGACGCAGGGGCGTATCACTGACCAGAACAACAACGGAAACATCACCATTGAAGGCACGACTGCGCAGCCTGCCAGTATTGCGACTGACGGCGTTTATATTGTCCGTGGCATTATGTACACTGGCGACACAAGGGGCCAGGCGTGGTACATGGATATGATGTGTGAAGCGCGTGGCGCGATGGATCTAAAAACTCAATCAGCACTGGAGAGAGGCGCTGGGTGAAAAAATTATTGATATTGATCGCTTTATTTTCTGCACCGGCACTTTCTGCCATCCAATGTGGCGGTTACAAGCTAACTATTAACGATTCTGAGGGTCTGGTAAGAATCAATGGAGAATTGGTTACCAGTCAAAAGGTTAAATATCTCGGAAATAAAGGTGACGAATCAAATGCCAAATGGGATATGGGTATAATGCCTTCCCGTGATGGAAATAATTACGGATTTCAATTCATCAAGCGGGATGGCAAATCTTGGCTCAATGTTCAACTGCTACAGAACAGTATGGATGCGCCTAAATTGATTGGTTCATATCCATGCAAAACAGTATAAAAAAGCCCTGAGTTAATCAGGGCTAAAATCTCACTGCTTAAATATTTGCGATAGAACTATGGCGGCAATGATGAAAACTGCAAGCCTCCACCAATGGATCCCTTCCCTTTGAGCCGTTGGTTCCTGTTCTGAAAATTCCTCTTCCGATGTAGCTTTTCCAGATTTTTTCCCTGGGCCAACGGTGTATGACAAACCGGATCCCGGAATTCCAACGGTGGTTTTTATTCCTCTTCCACTTATGTTGGTAGTGGCGCCTTTTGGGCCAATCGACGTACTAACGCCACTCTTGCTGATATTGATTGCTAGGCCTGGAGCTATGCGTATCCGCTTCCTAAATCTGAAGCCCATAGGTATCTCCTGTAGTCAAAAATACTAAGTAATTAAATTTTTATTCTACCCCTCACTAAGTGAGGGTAATCATTATCTGGAGAAAACATGGGCGTATCAAGCCAAACCCGTAGTGGGGCGCTGGCGGAGGTTCTGGCGTCTGAGCGAAAGACGCTTAGCGAGCAAATGCGCGTAGCACTGCCGGGGATCATCCAGTCATTCGACCCAGAATCTTTGACGGCTGTTGTTCAGCCAGCGATCCGCTACATCGAGCGCGACAACGACGGCAACAAAAGCACGAAGGATTATCCGCTGCTGGTGGATGTTCCAGTTGTATTCCCTCGCGGCGGAGGCTGCACGCTGACTTTTCCTGTTAAGGCTGGTGATGAATGCCTTGTTATCTTTGCAGACCGCTGTATTGATTTCTGGTGGCAAAGCGGAGGTATTCAGGAGCCAGTAGACGAGCGCATGCATGATTTATCCGATGCCTTCTGCATTGTTGGTCCGCAGTCGCAGGCGAAGAAAATCGGCGGCATCAGCACCAGCGCAGTAGAGCTGCGCAGTGATGACGGGGAAACAAAGTTGAGTCTTAATCCTGCAAGCGGAGCTATCAACGGCACGGCGCCGGGAGGTTTTAACCTGAACGGGCTTAAAATTCTTTCGGACGGCCGCCTGCAGCTGGTGGATGGCTCAATCGTTGATAAGCATACGCATGGTGGCGTTGAGCCTGGTGGCAGCAGTACAGCACCACTCGGAGGATGATATGCGATACCGTCGAGAAGATGACGATGGGGATTACACCTTCGGTCAGGGCGATGATACCTGGCTGGTTAACTCCCCCGAGGCTGTCGCGCAGGCCATTAAAACTCGCTTCCTGCTTTGGTACGGTCAGTGGTTTCTGGACACCACAGAAGGTACGCCATGGATTCAGTCCGTTCTGGGTAAGCAAAAGCCTGACACCTACAACCTGGCTATCCGCCGGCGCATTCTGGAAACGCAGGGTGTCAGCTCTATTACCGAATTTAACACCGAAGTTGACGGCCGCACGCGCCGTGTAACGTTCACAGCAACGGTAGAAACCATCTACGGGACAACCACAGTAACCTCGGAGGCGTAATGTCTTTGGACCTCGATACACTCGGCTTATCGGCAACGGTAACCGCTGAGGGGATAAGTGCGCCCGACTATCAGACCGTTCTGGACACCATCACCGGCTATTTTCAGCAGATTTATGGCAGTGATGCTTATCTGGAGCCAGACAGCAAAGACGGCCAGCTGGTGGCGCTGGTGGCACTGGCTATCCATGATGCCAATAACACCGCCATTTCGGTTTACCGGTCATTCTCGCCGGCGACGGCTCTGGGTGACGCACTGACGAGCAACGTCAAAATTAACGGCATCACTCGCCGTGCTGCGACAAACTCTACGGTCGATGTGCTGATCGAAGGAGAGGCGGGTACGTTAATCACAAACGGTTCTGTGAAAGATGCCAACGGCATCATCTGGAATCTTCCTGCTCAGGTGGCAATTGGTATTGATGGAACCGTCATTGCGACTGCATCGTGTTCTGTTGCCGGTGCTGTGGCGGCCCCTGCTGGATCAGTCAACAAGATAAATACCCCGACACGTGGTTGGGTATCAGCAACTAACCCGCAAGCGGCCACAGTAGGCGTAGCGGCGGAAACCGATGCAGAGCTTCGCGTAAGGCAGTCGCAAAGCGTCGCGTTGGCGTCTCTCTCACCGTTTGATGCGGTAGATGGAGCGATTGCCAACGTTGAAGGCGTGACTCGTCATAAGCTGTTTGAGAATGATACTGAGGTAACGGATGTGAACGGGTTGCCCGCGCACTCTATTTCAGCTGTTGTGGAGGGAGGGGATGCAACAGTGATTGCCAATACCATCCGAAGCGTAAAGGGACAGGGAGTTTCAACCTTCGGCATGACTGCCGTGGTTGTCACAGATAGGTATGGAAATCCTTATACCATTCGATTCTCTCGTCCCGTAGATGTTCCGGTGTTCGTGTCAATCACCCTGAGGGCGTTAACCGGATACACTTCTGATGTTGGTGATGAAATGAAAGCGGCGGTGGCCTCTTACATTAACTCTCTCGCTATCGGTGATAGTGTGTTGTTGAGTCGTGTTTATTCTCCTGCAAACCTCGGTGTAGTCAGTGGTGGGAATGCTCGATATTACGATATCATGGAGTTATTGATAGGTCGGTCAGCTGATTCTGTAGCAGCGGCGAATTTAACCGTCTTATATGACGAGGCTGTATCATGTAGCGTGGAAAATATAGAAATAACGGTGATGACATGAGTAAATACACCGAACTCATTTCTAACTACCATGCAGGAAAACCAAAATTTGTAAAGCATATTGACCTGTCCACGCGCCCTCTAATTGATATATCTGGTTCTGTCTACGGTCTTATCTCGGCATTCGACATAGATTCAGGGGTAGGAGCGCAACTCGATATTCTTGGGAAATGGATCGGTGTGGCCCGGACAGTTGCAGCGCCAATATCTGGAGTTTTTCTTGAATGGGATAAAGATCGTGTTGGTTGGGACCAAGGCATCTGGCTTGGTCCATATCAGTCTTCTGATGCCTTAACTTACCTTAGTGATGATGTATACCGTGTAGTGTTAAAAGCTAGGATAGGGATTAACAGCTGGAATGGTCAGAATGGCACGCTTCCTGATATTCTGGAAACAGCACTCGCTGGTACTGGGATTAAAATGATTATCCTTGATAATCAGGATATGACCGTCTCGGTACTCATCGTCATTGATTCTGAA